ATGAAACTAAACGCGCGACAGGTCGAGACGGCAAAGCCTGCCGAGAAAGACTATAAGCTGCCAGACGGCAACGGGCTTATCCTGCTGGTGAAAACCAGCGGGGCGAAATACTGGCGCTATCGCTATACCTTCGCCGGTAAAGAAAAGATGCTCGCGCTTGGTGTGTATCCGGCGGTTTCGCTGGCGGCCGCTCGCGATAAGCGAGACGAGGCCCGGCGGAACGTTGCTGCGGGTATTGATCCGGTGAAGGTCAAAAGCCACGTTGCGGCTGCTGCAGCAAAGACGATCACGTTTAAAGAGATTGCTGCAGAATGGCACGAATTCAAGAAGCCGCGCTGGTCGCCTGGCTATGCCTCTGACATTCTCGAAGCGTTCAACAAAGATATTTTCCCGGCTGTGGGTAAGCTGCCGGTTGCTGAAATCGAACCGGTTCAGATGCTGGCGGCACTGCGCAAAATTGAGAATCGCGGCGCAACCGAGAAAGCAGCCAAAACGCGCCGGTGGTGCGGTGAAGTATTCAGTTATGCAGTTGCGACAGGGCGCGCGAAGTATAACCCCGTCAGCGAACTGAACAGCGCAATGGCCGGGCATAAAGGAGAGTCCTTTCCGTTCCTGACGGCTGAAGAACTGCCCGATTTTCTGGCGGCGCTTGAGAGTTACAAGGGGAGCCCGCTCCCCCGACTGGGGTTGCAGATCATGATGCTGGCGGGCCTGCGTACTTACGAATTGCGACATTCAAAATGGGAATGGATAGATTTCGATAATCGGCTATGGCAGATACCCGCCGAATTTATGAAGATGGACCGTCCGCACCTGGTACCGCTTTCCGACCAGCTTGTTGTCTTGCTGAAAGAGTTGCACGGTCTGACAGGTCGATACGTGAATATGTTCCCCGGCAGGAATGACCCCTCAAAGGTCATGAGCGAGAACACAATAAACAGGATGATCCACACGCTGGGGTATAAGGGGAGAGTAGTAGGGCATGGCTTCCGGCATACATTCAGCACCATCCTGAACGATAAAGGATTCAACTCTGACTGGGTTGAACTCCAGATCGCTCACGTGGATAAGAACAATATACGCGGGGTTTATAATCATGCCCTGTATATGGAAGGCCGTCGGGAAATGATGCAATGGTATGCGGATTATATCGATAAAATGAGATTAATTTAAATGAATAAAGTGAGCGTGATTCTTTCTTTTATTGCAGTTGTTATATCTATTCTGAGTTTGATAAACGCCTACTTGGCGAGAAGGAAAACAAACAAAAATACTGTTAGCACATTAAAAATGGAACTGCTTAAAGATTATTACGAAATTGAAAGTTGCATAGCTAATATCGAATTGACGGCTCTCATAAGTAAGAATAGATGGAAAGGAGTGGTAGATTCTATCTATATGAAAGAATTGGATGAAACATGGAGGGAGGCGAAAAAGCTCGCAGATTCATTTAAAAATTCTAATACCCCTAAGATCGCGAGTATTGAAACCCTGTCTGAGGGCGAAATAATCACTTTCCATCAAAAATTACTTGCAATCCGTCCTAGCGTAATGACCCAACACGAATTAATTTCCGAGAATATCAAAATGTTCGATAAGAAGATGGAGTCACTATTAGAAAAGAATTTATAAAAACTGTTTCTTCCACTCTTCGACCTCGCCGCGCACCCAGCGGGAGGTTCTGCTCCCGAGCTTCTTGGGCTTCGGAAACTCGTTGTTACTGATGCGCTCATAAATGCTGGATTTTTTTAGGCCAACAGAGCGCTCAACCTCTTTGATGTTAATCAGATCAGTGTCAGAAATAATCGGTGTCATGCTATACCCCTTTTCTTCATGGCATCGAGCAGGATGTCCTGCACAGTTCGTTTTGAGTTGCGCCGCTCCATCACCATTTCGTCCATAGTGTCGGCGGCGATAATGTGGTGAATGAACACCGGGCGGTTGTGTCCGGCCTGAATCTGCCGGGTGGGCCCGATGCGTTCGATAATTTGCTGGTACTGCTCCAGATCCCACCAGTGGGAGAAAAACACCAGTATGTTGCCGCCGTCCTGCATGTTCAGGCCGTGGCCTGCGCTTGCCGGGTGCGCGAACAGGACCGGTATCTTTCCGGCGTTCCAGTCGCGCAGCGTCTGCGGATCCTGGTCGAGGTGGCGACCGCGAGGAAACGCTTTAAGCAGGCGCTCAAGGTCGTGCTTCCAATGATAGGCCACCAGCACCGGTGCACCAGCTGCCTCGGTCAGTATGCTGTCCAGCGCCTGCAGCTTCGCGTCGTGCAGTTCTGACCAGCTTCCGGCGTCGTCGGTGTAGACCGCACCGCTGGCAATTTGCAGACACTTCACTGTTTTTGCCGCGGCGTTCGGCGCTTCGATGCCTTCGCCGTTCAGCTCGAGGAACATTTCCTTTTCCATTTCGCGATACTGCTGGCGGGCCTTCGGCAGCATGTCCACGCGGATCACGTTATGGATGGGTTCTTTGATATCGAACCAGTCGGCGGCGTCCAGTGAGATAGTCACGTCGGCCAGTGCGCGCTGTATTTCGTCCTGTGAGTGTGCGAACGGCTCCAGCTTAGTCCAGCTCTGCCCCGGAAACTGTATTGAGTTGAACCAGCGGGAGGTAAACGCGCCGTAAGTTCGCCCGAGGCGCTGCCCCTGATCCACAAACCACGCTTGTCCCCACAAATCCACCAGGCCGTTCGGCGCTGGCGTACCGGTGAGATTCATCCAACGCCGGACGTGCTTATGTGCCACTTTGCCCAGCGCAGCCGCACGCTTACCGCCACCACGTAGCCGGAAAGATTTCAGCCGGGTGCTTTCATCGGGAATGACGGTACCGAACGGCCAGCGGCCGCCCAGCTCTTCCACCAGCCATACCAGATTGTCGTAGTTGATGGTAAACACGCTGGCGTTGCTGTTCGCCAGCGCCGCAGCGCGCGCTTTGGCATTACCGACAATCGGCTGCACCTCGATATTGCGCAGATGGCCCCATTTCACAGCTTCATCCGGCCAGGTGCTGGCTGCCACGCGCAGCGGCGCGAGAACCAGCGCGGGCTGAGTCTCCGCTCCCGCCATGAAGAGATCTTCCAGCGTGGTGAGCGTCGCCACTGTTTTACCCATACCCATTCCCGCCCAGATGTTGCAGCGCAGGGTGTCGATTTCGTGATTGATAATGAGGTCTTGATAAGGGCGGGGTGTGAAAACTTTATATTTCGGCATGAGCAACTTTTATCCTCGTCTATGCTAACCTCTTATCCATACAGAAATTTTTAACAAAAGGGATTTAATAATGCTTACTGTTTACTGTGAGAAAATGACTACCGGAGCATCGGTCTCCCCCGGAATGTACGGTCTGGCGGGGGTAGTTATTGGTGCTCTTATTTCAGGCGGGATTGCGTATGTTATTCAAAGGCAGAACTCTAAAAATACAATTAAGTTGGAAACTGAAAAGCATAAAATTAATGTGATCTCCTCTTATCTTTTAAGCGATATTATTGAGTTTCTTAATGATGAGGTTGCAAGTCTTCAAAGTGTTTACCTTTCCCCAAAAGACGGGAGTAATATTCCTGTTCCTGACCATCATAGAAATTTAATAAACACTGAGATTAACGTACGTGCATTTCAGGATGAAGTGCTGAAAAAATTATTTGAAGACTTTGTGTCCGCTGGGAATAAGGTCAGAAAGTTAACAGCTGCTGAAAAAGCTATAGGTGATGACGACACACTTTGGGATGCAGTTGATTTAGCTGCAAGTATAAAAAAACGAGCTCTAGAACTTAGCCAATTTAATATTAAATAATCCCCTCCAGATTTTTGCTATCCAGCACCACCACGGTAAAGCCCAGCGCGCGCAGCCGTTCGTGCTCCCGCAGCTGGTCGGCGCGTGGTGGTTTGCCTGGCGCTTTGCATTCAACAAAGACGAGGCGGCCGCCGGGAAGCAGGACAATGCGATCCGGTACCGAGCGGCGACTAGGCGACACGAACTTAAAGGCGACCCCGCCAGCCTTTTTCACTTCGGCGACGAGGTGCTTTTCGATAAGGCTTTCACGTTCATAGGCCATATCACTCTCCTTTACCGGCTTCAGCAGCGACTTTTACGCCAGCAGCTACCAAGGCTGCTAATACGTCCTCGCGTGAATACCACTCTCCTTCTGGGTGAGGCGTAGGACACATGTCTACCTCGTAACGCTCAGGCAATTTAACTTCCCACTCCTCAAGCTCAGTAATCCGGCTCTCGGCTTCTTCAAGTTGAGCGCGCAGTTCCGGCGCTTTGTCATCGGCGTTTCGACGCAATGCTGTTACCTCATCAAACAGCGCTACCGCGATATTTCCTTGCTGTTTTGCCTGGTTCTCTGAGGCTTCCAGCCTGGCGCGCAGCTTCTCGAAGTCATCAGCATGCACAACAGGAACATGCCTGTGGCCTGGGTTTTGCGTGCCACCAAATGCCATCGGATGGATGTAATAGGTTTTCACGCTTTCATCATCTGCGAGAGTATGTTTGTCGCTGCTAGGCATCATCCACCGCCTTACGCTTTTCGCGCATGTTCTGCATCAGGCAAAAATCAGACCGGCGTTCGCTCCAGTCCTGATTCAGTTCGTTACGTGATTCGCGGTTTGCTTTGGCCCAGACTTTCGCCGCCCGGTCATACTCGCCGGACTGCTCAAGGCGCAAAGCTTCCCGTGCAGTCCGGTAATAAAGCGGACTGTCACGATATTTAAATGACATAGGGGTTACCTCAGAAACAATTCATTGAAGCGCAAATGGTCTGGACACGCTGGCATGTTGCGACATCAAACATCCCGATATGGCAACTTTCAGAGGGGATGCCTAATTGGATACTAAGCCACTGATAAGCTTGTTTTCGCGTCGTTTCGCCCGATTTCCAGAGCGGGTCAAAAGCTCTGTGGGCTGCACTTTTTGCTAATCGCAATTCTGCATTCGCAAGCCTGCCGAGTGGTTGAGCATCACTGTTTTTATGGCAGCCCACCCATGCTTTGCATGGTTCGCAGTGCCAGAACCGCAGAGGAAAAAGGTCGGGTCGATGGGGGTAAATCTTACGCCCAGTAACCAGTGCAGCTTTATTCCCGCAGTAGTCGCAAATAACCATCGCAATCAGTCCTCAGTATTAGTGATCGGGCGAATGCTGCTCAGCACCAGACGAGTACGGACACCGACGGCGCCACCGCGGCGGCCAGTGTCTTTGTAGTAATACTCTTTTGGGCCAGCCACCCACGTTGTTGGGTTTTGATGCAGTTGCACCTGCTTTTCACCGGTGCGGGTAATAACCGTTCCGGTATGCGTTTTTATTACAGCCATAGCGATTAATCCTTACGGTAGTGGTACGCCTCGAAGCCGCCAGCGTTCAGCGGGATATCGGGCGCCCATTCGGGGTTAGTGGAGAGCAGCGCGGAGAGCGCTTTATCGTTGAAATCGTCTGTGTCCGGCGCTTCGGTGATCACCTCATCGTGTACCGTCAGCACAATGCTGTAACCGGCATCCTCGATCAGCGGCATGTTTCCGGCCAGAACGTCGCGAGCGGCCGCCTGAGTGACGTTTTCCACCAGCTTTCCGCCGTAGGTTTTGAGCCGCTGCCATTTGCGCGAGTAGGAGTTAACGCCCTGATAGGTGATATTCCCCTTCTCGATGGACGGGGACGGGTAGCACAGCGCGCGCCCGGATGGCAGCTGTATGCGCAGCCATGCACCATCACGGCGGACTTTCAGATAACCGCAGTAGAGCGTTTTTTGCGGTGTGGCTATTGCGGCGCGGACGGTGCGCTCCAGCTCATACCAGAAATCGCAGGTCGCCGGGTGGGCTCTGCGCCACAGGCGCTTGAGCGAGTCACAGGCGATGAATACACGCTCGGACAGGCCAAAGGTCGACTTACGTTTAACCGATTCGTCGTACCAGCTTTTCGCCTCGCGGATAACATCGCGGGGGATGTTCGGCAGAGCGGCGTTCGCCAGCTCGTCAAGATCGAGGCCGTAGACCAGGGCGAAGGTAAGAAACGCCGCAACGCCACCACCAAAGCCGAGGCCCAGCTCCATTACCTTACCGATCTGACGCTGGTATTTATCGACATCGTCCGGTGAGATGTTGAAGGCGCGGGCGTAGGCCAGTTTATACAGGTCCGGCCCGGTCCCCTCGTCGTATTCGCGGAACGCGTCCAGCTTCCACTGCTCGCCGGCAAGCCAGGCCAGTGTTCGCCCCTCGATGTTCGACAGGTCGCTAACCACTAGCTTTTTGCCTGCGGGGGCCATGATGCAGCCGCGTAGCGCCGAGCTGGTCAGCTCCATGATGTTATCGAACAGCAGATCGGCGCATCCGGCTTTCAGCGCCTCGATACCCTCGTCTATCTGGTCCTGCTCAAGTGAAGGGCGGGGCAGGTTCTGGGGCTGGAACAATCGCCCGGCCCAGCGCCCGGTTCGCGATGCGCCACAGAACTGCAGCGTGCCGCGCAGACGACCGTCACTGCTCACGCCCTTAATCAGCGATTTGTACTTACTGGTGCTGGTGGTGCTGGCCTGTAGGCGGATAGCCAGCAACTCTTTCACCGCAGACGGCAAATCAGGATCCGCCATACGGCGCTCCAGCGTGCTGCGCTGCATGTCCGGCAACTCCACACCGTACGATTCAACAATGTGCTTAATCAGCGCATCGCGCTGCGTGGCCGCCTGTACTTCGCCGTCGGTCATTACCTGCGTGCGTTTCGCCAGGCGTTTTTGCTCGAGGTCTACCGCCTCGATCGCCGCCTGCGCCAGCTGCACATCCATGCAGACGCCGCGGTCGTTGATCTGCTGGTCGCGATGCCAGAGCGCCAGCTCCGCACCCTTATAATTCCACTTCGGCAGGCGCTTATGTACTTCGCGCATAGCCTCGATATCAAGGCCAGCGTAAGCAACAAAGCGGCGCCATTCTTCCGGGTGGGTTTTGCTGGTGGCCCGGCGCAGTTTGCTGTTCTTCGGACGTGGCTTACAGAACAGCTGGATAAGCGCTTTACCTTCTTTGTCCTTCGCCTTGTCCTGCGGGACGCCGAGCACATCACTGAGCGCCCCCAGCGCACCGGGGAGGCCGTGCGCCAGCGCCTGCACCATTGTGTCGCGCCAGCGTGTTACATCAGGGGCCAGCCGCGGTATTGCATGGCGCAGCACCGTGCGATCGAAGTGCGAATTGTGGAAATAAAGCAGGGTGTCGGGGTCGGCGATAGCCTTCTGAAGCCTGCCGGGGATAGGTTCGCCAGCAGTCAGATCCCAGACGCTAACCGGCTCTTCGCCGATGGCCCAGGCGAACAGCATCACTTCGACACCTTCCGCATAAGCGTGTGTGCCATTTGTGATTGGTATTTCGCAATAGGTTTCCAGGTCGCCCCATAGTATATTGCTCATATTTAATCCTAGGAGTTATGGAATGGAGTTCACAGTTTCCTTAAGCACGATTATTACTGCATGCCTCGGTTTTCTTGGTGTTTATGTATTAATGCCTTTTGCATTAATATTCAGAGACTTTTTATTAATTAAATTCATTGAGAAATTTATTCTTAATGAAAAGTTCTGGCTTGATGTCAGGGTGAGAGAAACAGACCGTGCGCATATGAATCACTATTACGCTAAAAGTATGGCTGTTGAGTTTTCAGCGAATGGTGGGGAAGCAGTATGTAAATTAGATAATGAAGTCGTTACTCATCAGGAACTTCAGCAGTATGAAAGTGGAAGGGATTTTCACCTAAATAGAATGAATGCTATCTGGAGCAAGATCCAGTTTAAAAATAATATCGCTATGAAGATGTTTAAATATTTTAAATTGGATGAGTACGAAGGTTATATAGCCAAGCGTGCGCAAGCGTATTACGACAATGCGATAAATATGATTAAACTCAAAGAGGGCGACGGGAAAACGTCCGAGCCTGTTACAACTGCTGATAAAACATAATATTTGTAGATTAATTCGCCCGGCGCGAGGCCGGGCGGGTAGGGTTAAATCAGTGTCTCGGCATTTGCACCTTCGCTGATATCGTCGAAGTCATCCGGCGCGGCCACACCGCCGCCAGCGAACGCGTCACCGTCTCGCAGGAACTGGACGCCACCCAGCGACGCGTTAACGCGTTTGCCGAAGTTGTTGTCCTGCGCCCAGATGTCGATTACCGCGTTAACGTAGCAACCCGCATAAGGACGCCCGTCGGCCTGGATTAGTGGTGAACGGTCGCGATCGATAACTGCCGGGCGTGCTTTGTTGGCCGCGTTCAGGAAGAAGTTGCCCGGGAAGCCTTCGTATTCGGCTTTTTCGTCACCGTCGTGCAGGCAGAGGTTGAGTTTTTTCTCCAGCTGGCCGTAAATGGTTTCCCACTTCTCACCCCATTTTTCCTTCGCTACCTGCTTCAGCGCTTTGCGGACTTCGTCCAGCTGCGGATGTTTCGGATCCATCAGGAAAACAGCGGAGAAGCGCGGGTCGCCTTCGCCGTTCACGGTTTTTGCTTCGAACAGAGCAGGGAAGGCCAGGCGGACGTTGTTCAGTTTAATTTTCATGGGTATTTCCTTAATCAGATGAGGTCAGCGGCGAGCGCGTCGTCGGACACGTCGTCGAAATCGTTAACAGGGTTGATATTGAGCGCCGGGCGCGGGTCGGATTCGGGGGCGACGGTGGGCTTACCGTCAGCGCGGGTGATCAGCGCTTCGACTTTCGTCCAGCGGCGAGGGCTGGCCTTTTTGATGAGCTTCTCGGCTTTGGTCGGGCTAATCAGCTTAAGGTCGAAAACCTCCTCAGTTTTATAGCGGAACTGGTCTTTCAGCAGCGCGCGGGCGGCTTCTTCATCGCTCCAGGCTCGATTACCCTGTTTGCCGGTAACAAGCTTAAAGCCCGGTACCGGATGCCCGGCGTTCAGCTCACTGTTCACCCGGTCGCGCACAGCCTTTAGCCACGATTCGATAAAATCGGCCTGGCTGTATACCTCCGCCAGTTGTTCGGCGGTGAGCAGTGGCACACGCTTAACTGCTTCCGCCAGCTGCTCGCCCGTAGGTTGTGTCAGGTCGACGAAATCGCCAGCGATAGTGTTGAAGTGCAACTGCTGCCGGGCGGTACAGATGGCGCTGGCTTTGCAGAACCGGCACTGTTTTTCGCCGGGTGTGAAGTTTTCCAGCGGCAGGGTTTCGACGCCTTCGCAATCGGCGATGTTGAACATCACGATCACACTGGCTGCCGTTTGCTGCGCCCGTTCGCCGAAGGCCTGGAGCTGTTCCACCGTCAGGGCCCACTCTGATACGTGGTTAAGCCGCGGCTGGTGGATGAACAGGCGCACCGTCTCGAAGTCGTACAGCATGCTGAACTGCTCCAGCGCGCCCAGGGCATACAGCTGCAGCTGCTCGTTCTGCTCAGCATCAACGCGCACACCCTTACCGTATTTCAGGTCGTGGATCTGCAGCTCGTTGCCCGCGATGATTACGCCGTCGGCGGTACCAAAGGACTCTTCTACGCCCACGATGTGGGAGAAGTCGACACGCTGCTCGACCAGCAGCTCATTGCCCTGCGACAGCGCCCAGACGGTGTCGACGTAACGGCCAACGGCTTCGACCATCTCCTCATCTACCTGCGGGCCGGAAGTATCATCCGGGTGCTCAGCAAGAGGATAGGAGCCGAGAAACATCGCGACGTTGCAACCTGCATAGTGCTCCGGGTGACTCTGGCGGTTGCGCAGCACCTTTTCGGCAAGTGCATGTGCTGCAGTACCTTCTAAAGCGAAGGTCGTTTCTTTGTCTGGCTGAGTGGCCTCCAGCGCCAGACTACCGGGGCAGCGCATCCACCGATGCGCTGAAGACGGGGAAAGTCGTGCATGAACGTCTGGCATGATTAACCCTCCAGCGCTTTTTCAGCCTGAGCGATCACGTCTGCGAGGTTCTCGTCAGCAACTTCGCCGAGTTTTTTGGCACCCTGTTTTTCCAGAATCGCCACCGCTTCGGCACGGTAACCACCTTTCGCCAGCTGGAGGATCATGCCTTCTGCCTGCTTACGCAGCGCAGCAAAATCGGTCTGCGTGCCAGCATTATCCCCGGCATCATCACTTGTTTCGGTACCACCTTTTGCCGCGTTTTTACGCGCAAAATCCTCCTGCAGCTGGAGATACTCAACGCGGGTGATCTCGATATGGCCCTTTTTAAGCAGTTCATTCAGCTTGCGTAAGGTGTGGAGTTCACTGGCGGCGGAGCCATCAACGCTCTTGCAGTAGAACGGCCCTGTGCGTTCTTCATCCTTACCGCTGGTTTTTGGCTTCACTTCATGGCGCCCGTCAGCTGGTGCGTCAAGTAAACGCTCGGCAAACTCACGGCGTGCCGCGATGGTCGGTAAATCATCCCAGAAGCGCAGGATGCTACGTGACAGGTCGAGTAATGCTGGCTTGTTCAGATGGCCGGCGCGTTTAACACCCTGCAGGGCGCTGTCCAGAGCATCGATCTGCACAACGCGCTTATCGCCTTCGGCGTCGCGGTAATCAATAACGCGCTGGACCATCGTTTCGCTGAGCTCCTGCGCCTCCGGGTAGAATGCAGCCAGGGCGATAATGTCGCTGAACTCCAGATCTTCCAGCGTAACTTTGTGAATAACGGTTTTTTCCGCTTTGGTTTCCGGTACCGTTTCGCGGTATTCCTGCACCTGCGCCACAGTGTCCGCGCGGAGGGGCACGCCAGAGGCCAGGGCAGTGATAAGGCGTTCAAGCAGTGCGTTATGCTGCGTCAGCAGTTGGTTGTTAAGTTCGAGACTGGTTTCTAAGCTCATACTGCGGTCCTCGCTACAAGGAGAATGAAGGTAATAGCCAGGCCGAACGCAGTAGCGAGGGCCAGACCGGTGATCATGTCGAAATGTTTGCGGCGATAATGGAGCACGTCGCGCCCCATCAGCCGGTGGAAGTGTTCAGGTTTCATCGGTGGTGCTCCTTTCATGTCGGGGAGCGCACTGCACTGAATGCGCTTTCAGGCATAAAAAAGCCCGTCATGGGAGGCGGGCAAAGACTACACACAGCAATGGATGATTCAGGGGATGGGGTACTACATTCGGACGGGCATAATTAACATGTAAGCGTCCTGGCCTAATCTGAAACGCGTTGCACTTGCCGAGTCCTGCATTTCGAGAACGCCATTCGCTTTTTTATCGAAATACTTTGAGCACCTTGCCGCATCTGCGAGGTAGGGCATATGAATACCGACAGCTTCGACTTTACCAGGTTTGAAATGCGATACCCGACGCCAGTCTGGGAAGCGGCCATCGATAATTTCAATCGGGGAGATCAATACCTCCTGCGCTTTATCATCAATGAACGTAGCGCTGCGATTTTCGGTACTAATGACAACGTGGTCGAATTTTGTAGGTGGCTTTGCTTTCACGCTTATGATGACGCTTTCACCTTCAGTTATTGCTTTCCCGCAGAACAGGCGATGCCCATCGGTAGCAACGATGAAACCTTCAGGGTCGAAGAAGATGCCGTTCAGATAATATCTGACATCCTTCACGCCAGCGCATGTTAGCGCTGACAGATACTCTGCTCGTTTAACAGTGATCATGGTGTTTTCCTGCGTTGGTCAGTTCACTTTGGCGGTGCGGTGGCCGGTGCTGATCTTCGGCTTGTCTCGGTGGACTGCAATTCACCGCACCCCAAAGGGGACTTACTGACCCGTATTGCCGACATCCTGTCCCGCCACGGTCCCGACGCATGGTTTAGAGTCGCGCCGTTCGACTTGTGGTTAAATCTACAATTTGAGTTGTATTGTGTAAACCACAAATGTGGTATTTTGTGGTGTGGAAATACCACGTTATTGATATTTAAGTGAATTTAGTTGGTAAGATTTTACAAGTAAGGTAGGGGAGAGCCGTTGGGCCCTCCAGATAAGGCAGGATTGTTAGCGTTTACGGCGGTAAATACGGTGTTCAATCATCACCCCGATGATTTGCAACTTCATGTCAGCACTGCGCAAAACCGGATAGTCGGGGTTGAGCGGAACCAGCTCAAAATCGTTAATGCCAACCCCTAACGGACGATATTTCTTGAAAGTAGCTTCATGACCGCCATTTTTGGCGACCACAAATTCCCCTGGAGTAGGGCATAGATCCGGGTCGATGATAACGATATCCCCTTCCTTAAATTCAGGCTGCATGCTGTCGCCATCTATGCGCAATGCAAAGCATGTTTCCGGTACATCTGAATCTGCCAGAACGTATTCGAAATCACCAGTAAGGTCTGTTACGTCTCTTGCTTCTGTGAGTTCGCCAGCCTGGACATAGCTTAGTATCGGTATGCGGCGGGTGCTTATCTCTGCCAGGGGCATAATGTTTTTGCCATTCAAAAGCCAGTCCGGGCTGCACTTCAAAGCCTTAGCCAGGTCGAGAAGATTACGAGGCTTTCGGGTGCGTCCGCTTTCAATGGATTCAATGGACTGCTGGCTAACTCCCGCAGAGTTCGCGACCTCCACTTGGGTCATTCCTAATTCCAAACGGCGTGCTTTAAAACGGGCTGCGAGAGACATGTTGTGGTCCTTCTGGGGTTGAGTTATTGAGTGTCTCCCTATTAGATACAATTTTTGTTGTATTTGACAAACCTCGTTTGTTGTTGCTAAATACCACTAAAATTGTATGAGGTAATGACTATGACTCTGGCTACCCGATTAAAAGAGCGACGTAAAGAGCTCAAAATGACGCAGGTCACGCTGGCTGAGCTAACAGGGGTTAGTCAGCAGGCCATTAATAGGATTGAAAGCGGTGTAATTTCCCGCCCTCGATATCTTCTTGAATTATCCGTTGCGCTTGATTGCGACCCCAACTGGCTGCTGCACGGCTCACAAAACGAGAAAAAGGTGTAACCCATGCCAGAGAAAAAGATCTGGGGGGCAACGCCTGACGAATGGTTCCACTTCGATCTGGTGCTGGGGCGTACTGACCAGCTGCTGCCGGTCGTGTGCAACCCGGGCGCGGCCATTTCCCCCGACAGTAAACTGAAAGCACTGGGCAAGACGCCGAGCCGCTATAACCGTGACCGTCTGGTAACCGGCATTGCTCAGTGGACAGAGCACGTCGTAACCGAGCATGACTTTGCCCGCTGGTCGAACGAACCGGATTACGGTATCTGCGTGCGTACCGGTCATGGCTGGCTGGCGCTGGACTGTGACAGCGAAGACGAAGACATCCAGGCCAATATTCGCAAAACGCTGGTGCAGCTGTTGGGCGAGCTGCCGCCGCGTCGCTGGCGCGCTAACAGCAACAAATGCCTGTATCTGCTGGCCGTAGAGGGTGATTTCCGTAAGCGCATCCACCGTCTGGCGGGCGATATGGGGATTATCGAGCTGCTGGCCAACGGGCAACAGTTCGTTGCCTGTGGCACCCACAGCAGCGGTGCCCGGATAGAGTGGGATGGCGATCTGCCGGATGAGCCGTCGGCCGTTACTGCCGAACAGCTCGAAACGCTGTGGCAGCGCCTTGCTGAACAGCTGCCTGTGTCGGTCACCACCGAAGCGGGCAGCACGAAGATGCGAGACCGCTCAACCTTCACGCCCGGTGCCACAGATAATACGGCCGAATACCTCGATGCCAATGGCTGGACGCTGCTGGACGGCGCGAACGGCGAGCGATACATCCGCTGCCCGTTTGAGGACGGCCACAGCACGGGCGGCGACCCGACCAGTACGGTTTACTTCCCGGGCGGTACCGCGGGCTTTGAGCAGGAACATTTCAAATGTCTGCACGCCAGCTGCGCGCACCGCGATGACGGCGATTTCCTCAATGCCATTGGGATCCGCAACGACGATTTCGAAGACCTGACCAGCACCGAAGTGGCCGAGCCATTACCGCTGCCGGCGTTCGAGCGCGATAAGTGGGGCCGCATCGAGGCCACCATCAGCAATGCGGCCAAAGCGGTAGTACGTCCTGACTTCGTGGATATCGATATCCGCTTTGACCAGTTCCGTGACGAAATCATGTTCGCCCAGGCGGGCTCCGGCCAGTGGCAGGCGTTCACCGATGCGGACTATGCGCGCCTGCGCATCACGATGGAAAAACGAGGTTTTAAGCCTGTCGGGCGTGAGCTGATACGCGACGTGGTGCTTCTGGCCGCTGACGAACAGCCTTTCGACTCGGCGACCACCTGGCTGAACGGGCTGGAGTGGGACGGCGTGCCGCGTATCGAAACTTTCTACCATACGCACTTCGGTACCGCCGACACGCCATACACCCGCGCGGTGTCCATGTACATGTGGACGGCGCTGGCGGGCAGGGTGCTGGAACCCGGCGTCAAAGCCGATATGGTGCCGATCCTCGTCGGTCCTCAGGGCTGCGGTAAGTCCTCCGGCGTGGAAGCGCTTAGCCCCGACCCGGCGTTCTTCACCGAGATCTCTTTCGCTGAGAAAGACGATGACCTCGCACGCAAGATGCGCGGGCGTCTGGTGGCAGAGATTGGCGAGCTGCGCGGCCTCAACACCAAAGAGCTGGAATCCATCAAGGCATTCGTGACGCGCACGCATGAGAACTGGATCCCTAAATACCGCGAGTTCGCTACCCAGTTCCCGCGTCGCCTGGTGTTCGTTGGTACCACAAACGAGGACGAATTCCTCGCTGACAAGACCGGTAACCGCCGGTGGCTGCCCGTTGAGGTGTCGAAAGTCGACGTGAAAGCGATAAAAACAGACCTCCTTTTGCTGTGGGCTGAGGCCCGCGAGACGTTTAAGCGCCTTGGCGGCATCCAGTTCCGCGATGCTGAGCGCCTCGGTGCGAGTGTCCACGAGCAGTACACCATTAAGGACGCGTGGCTCGAAACTGTCGAGAAATGGCTCGACACGCCTGACCTGATGACTAACGACATTCCGCGAAACTGCGAATTTTTACGCGCTAGCGACGTTCTGCGCGATGCGATTGGCTTAAATCCCAGCCACATCGGTAAACGCGAAGAAATGCGAATTAGCAATGTTTTGCAAAATTGCGGGTATAAGCGTGTTCAGCGTCGTGTTGACGGAAAAATGACTCGAATTTTTGAGGCGGTGTCCCAACCTGTACCAGCCTCGAAATAGAGGTTGGTACATTTTAACTAATTGAATTTAAAGGTCAGTACCAACTGTACCAACTGTACCAACCTAATTACTAAGAACCCCATATATATATATATATATCGTTTGGGGAAAAGGTTTGAAAAGAGCTGGTACAGGTGGGTACAGGCTGGTACAGGCCGAACAAGTAATTTTTTGCACATAACTGCGTGCAATAAGCGAATTGGGACTGCGTTACCCACGTCCACGGAGAGACGGACGCGGTTCCCTGGAAATTTTTTCGTAGCAAAACGTAGAGGTCAGAGCTATGCGTAATATTCAACAGGTTTTAGAGCGCTGGGGTGGCTGGGCTGCCGATAGCAATACCGCGGTGAGCTGGGCTCCAATAGCGGCGGGATTTAAAGGGCTGGTGGTCAGCAGTTCGTCCAGCAGGCTGAGTTGCTGCGATGACGACGGGCTGGTTATCGATGCCTGCGTCTGTCGCCTGCAGCAGGTCCGCAAGCCTGAGGAACTGGACGTCATCATGCTGTACTACGTCTACGGGTTGACCAAGCGCGAGATAGGGCGGCGGCGTCGCTGTTCTGAGGGATTTATCCGCCAGCAGTTGCAGGTAGCAGAGGGATTCATAGAGGGGTGTCTCTGCATGCTTGGCGTGAGCCTTCAGATGGATCCTGAGGTCGAAATTCAAAGGGATGAAAAAAGTATTAGTGCGCTACGCAAAAACTGCGCTACGCTGGTATGAGTTGAATTTCTGACCTCAACGAAGAGGCTCCCGCGAGGGGGCCTTTTTTCTTACCCAGTTCAGGGGAAAAGTTAATAAAACAGGGCTTTCGCTGCGAAAAAACGCTATGCAATTTGCACCCTGTTTTATGCACGATTTATTCACTTGTTTTTGTCGGTTTCAGTCCGCTTAATCCGCGTAAATAAGCCGTTCGCCGCGAATATGGGGCGAGTGCTGTTTGGCCGGTGCGGGTAACGGTCATTATGTTAAATCAGGCCGTTTTTTAACAAATTATGGGGGTTGGGATGGATGCGGCAATCATCTGCGCTTCAGGCCCCTCTCTCACTATCGCTGACTGCGCTGCGGCATGCCGTTCTGGCCTCCCGGTCATCGCGGTTAACTCATCATGGCGCGCGGCACCGGGTTGTACTCACATCTACGCGGGCGACCTGCGCTGGTGGGATATGAACATCCCCGCACTACCTGATGGGCCTGAGCGCTGGACATGCAACCGCAGGGCGCACACCAGGCATGGTCTGAACCTGTTCCCGACTGATACCACTGGCACCTTCAATTCAGGGCAGAGGGCCATCCTGTTCGCCCACTGGCTGGGTGCAAAGCGCATCATCCTGCTGGGCTTCGACTGCTCGATCTCAAATGGCAGCCACTGGCACGGGGACCACACCTGTCTGGATAACCCGACAGCAGCGAACGTGAAGCGCTGGCACGGTGAGTTTGCTCGCGTCGCGCAGCTGCTTATCGGGAAGGTCAATATCACCAACAGCAGCCGTCAGACGGCGCTTAACTGCTTTCGGCGTCAGTCACTCGACGAGGCGCTACGCGAGGTCACATGCAAAATGTACCCCTTTTCATAGAGGGCATGCTGGGGATGGGCGACAACATCTACCAGCGTGCTTTCGTCCGCCAGCTGCCAGCTGGCTCGTTTATCAAAACGCCCTGGCCGGAGCTGTACGAGGATTTACCCGTTCGCCCGGTGCGCAGCAACACGACGCTGAGAACTCAGCGGAAGAACGAGCACCGCACGCAATCGGTATTCCACCCGCTGCCAGATATGCGCCAGACAAAGCGCATTTTCTACGGGCCAGACCATCTGCGGCGCGGGTCGATATTCGACGCAATGCGCCAGCAGTTCGGCACGGAGCCAGCAGAGCTGGATCTCCCTTCCTTCGGCCCTGCGGAGTTTACGCACGAAAAGCCGATTGCGGTCATCCGCCCGGCTACCGTCCGATCAGAATGGCGCAGCGATTCGCGCAATCCGGACCCTGATTACCTGCTGAAGGCTTCCCGCATCCTGCGTAAGCATTTCTGCGTGATCAGCGTGGCCGATTTGCAGGACGGCGAGGAATGGGCCGTCGGCGAGCTGCCAGAAGCTGATCTGCGGCTTCATGGTGGTGAGCTTGGTTTCAAATCGCTGATGCGCCTTGTTGAGCATGCTGCTGTGGTGGTAACGCCTGTTGGCTGGGCGCTGCCCGCAGCGATTGCCTACAAAACACCTGTCTACGTTGTAGCGGGCGGGCGTGGCGGCCACAACGCCCCGGAAATCGTTACCGATCCGGCGATGGACCTGTCGCGGGTTGGCTGGGCCATCCCTGACAACTACTGCCGCTGTGAAGAGTGGGACCACCACTGCGACAAGCGGATCTCCCATTTCACTAACAAATTAGAGGCCTGGCTCCATGAAGTCGTTTTATCAGGAACTGGAACGCGGGCTGGTGTTTCTGCCTGAGCTGGGGATCGGTCGATTTCCGGTACCGCCAGCAAGGCCGTATAACTCGCAATATTTTGCAAAGTATCAGGCTTATGCCGATACGGAGACCGGGCATGCGCTGACGCAGGCGCGTATCGATCTTGTAGCTCGCCATTACCGCGGTCTGGTACTCGATGTGGGAATCGGGGCCGGACAGTTCGTGTCCACGCGAGCGGAAACGGTGGGCTACGACGTCAACCCTGCTGGGGTTTCCTGGCTGAAGGATAACGGATGTTTCGTTGATCTCTACGCTGAAGGCGCTCCAGCGCTGACGTTCTGGGATAGCCTGGAGCACATCGACGACCCGGTTTGCGCAGTTCAGCAGGCCGGACAGTTCGTGTTTGTCTCTATCCCGATTTTCAAAGATGCCGAAGACATTCTGGCATCACACCACTACAAGAAAGATGAGCATATCTGGTACTTCACCGATGAGGGCTTGCGGCGCTGGTTTGCGGAGCAGGGCTTCGAATGTGTGGAGCACAACGAGATCGAGTGCGAGCTCGGGCGCAAAGGGGTTGGTACTTACGCTTTCAGGCGTTTCTGAGTTGACCCTCATTTTGCCCGCTTCGGCGGGCGCTTTTTTACATCACAGCACCCCGACCCCGGAGGTGTGGAATGCAACGTATGAACCCAACAAATGGACATGACCTGCCGTACTGGTGGTCAGCTGCTTTAGGGTTGTTCTCTTTGCTTAGCCTGCAGGATTACGTATTTATTATCGGTGCCCTCGTATCGGCGTTTTTCACGATAAAAACCTATTACGCAAAACGCAAAGAAGAGCGTGAGCGTATGGCAGAGGAAAGAAAAAGAACTCAGCTGCTGGCGAACTATCTATCTGATGTAGGTAAAAAACCCCACTCCGATCGTCCGGCTGCAGCCGAGGTTGTAACGGAGGCTATGCGGAGAATTTCCAGTGGCACAATTGAAACTGAGTAAGAAAAGCGGAGCGACCGGGATTGTTTGCTCAGTCGCTACGATTATCGCAATAGTGGTCAATGCGGGGCACGTTCGAACCAATGAACGTGGTCTGGAGCTAATCGGGAATGCAGAATCTTGCCGACGTGACCCGTATGTCTGCCCGGCAGGTGTGCTGACTGATGGCATGGGTAATACGCATGGCGTGAAGCCCGGCACCGTTAAGTCAGATCAGCAGATCGCAGCCGAGTGGGAACGCAACATCCTTGATGCCGAATCCTGCGTTAACCGCTACGGGAATGGACGTAAGCTGTCCGACAATACTTTCTCGGCAGCTGTATCAGTAACGTTTCGTGCTGGCTGCGGGAATATGCGCACCTCCACGATGTTCTCTCTTCTAAGAAGTGGAGACATCACGGCGGCATGCAACCAGTTCCCTCGCTGGGTATGGGGTGGCGGCAAGATTCTTCCTGGGCTGGTTACTCGTGCCGGCAAAGAAGAAGCACTCTGTCTGGATGGACTGAAATGATCACCATAGCCGATATCAAAGCCTCATGGCGTCTGATACTGCTGGTGGCCGTTATTGCTGTAGTCGCCGTGCTGTGTGTCCTGCTGTCAAACAGCCGCTCTGACGTTGCTACGCTGAAGAGTGATAATGATGTTCTGCGCAGTGATAACACCCTACAGGAGACGGTTATCGCTGCACAGGCTTTCAACTTCAACCGGTTTAACCAGGTTGCCGAAAACGCCAGCCGATTAAACTCACTGATTGATGCCAGCTCCGATAAAACCGTTATCGAGTATCGGGAGATCCTCCGCCGTGAAAAAACCTGTGATCTGCCTGTTCCTGCTGATGTCGCTGGTGGGCTGCTCAGCTACGCGAACAGTTTACGTGCCAGCGCAATGCACGCCGATCCCGGGGACGCTGACGCAGCCAGTGATAGCGCCACTACCACCAGCGCGCTGACGTATTGCCAGGCTGTTCTCTGGATCAAGCCGCTGCTGGCCGCCATCGAAAAAGCGAATAACCAGCTGGCGGGCATCCGTCAAATCGAGCAGGACAGGCAATAGCATTACAGAAGCTCTTCACTGAGGGGCTTCGATAATGACCTGACACATGGAAAAACAAATGACTAAGAAGCTGAAAGCGAAGCACGAGGTGTTTTGCCGCGAGTTTCTTGTCGATCTGAATGCCACCCAAGCCGTCATTCGTGCGGGGTACTCCGCTAAGCGAGCGCATGTTACAGGTGCTGAGCTTTACGGTAGACCAGAAATACGCGCCCGCATCAACGAGCTAAAGCAGGAACGTATCGACCAGTTGGGCATCGACGCGAATTATGTGCTGATGCGGCTAGTGGAGATCGACAAGCTCGATGTGGCCGACATCCTCGAAGACGATTTAAGCGTTAAGCCGCTCTCTGAGTGGCCGGAGTCCTGGCGTCGGTACCTCAGCGGGTTCAATCTCGCGGAAATGTTTGAGGGCCGTGGGGATGATCGAGAGATGGTTGGCATTCTCAAAAAGATTAAGTGGCCCGACAAGGTCAAAAACCTTGAGCTGCTTGGTCGCCACGTCTCTATTCAGGCGTTTAAAGACAATGTTAAGAGCGAGATAACCGGCGCTGATGGTGGTCCAGTCAGAACTGAAACAACCAACTTAACGCCAGAGCAAGCCGCAGAGGCGTATAAAAAAATGATGGGTTAGATATGCCTTTACCGTTTCCTTTTGATTTCAAAAAACCTGACTACGTGCAGGTTTTCGAATGGCGAATGGAGCGACTGGAGAGGATCCGCAAAGACCCCGCCATGCTGGCAACCCTGAAGCAGTTTTATCGTACCAATCCAGCCCAGTTCATCATTGACTGGGGGATGACGACCGACCCGCGTAACCTCGACTACGGCCTGCCGGTGACCATTCCTTTTTTGCTCTTCCCAAAACAGGAAGAGTGGATCCACTGGATTATGGAACGCTGGGGCAATCGGGAGAACGGGATAACGGAAAAATCCCGTGAAATGGGGCTCAGCTGGACGGCGATAGGGATGGCCTGCTCACTCTGTCTCTTCAACAAAGAGATGGTGATCGGTTTCGGCTCCCGTAAAGAGGAATATGTCGACAGTACTGGCGATCCTAAAGCGTTGCTCTGGAAAGCGAGAAAGTTTATCGAAACGCTGCCCGTTGAGTTTCGTGGTGGCTGGAATGAGAAGAAAGACTCGCGGTTTATGCAGGTAGAGTTCCCGGAAACCGGGGCCATTATCAAAGGTGAGGCTGGCGATAACATTGGCCGTGGTGACCGTACCACACTTTATCTGGTGGATGAGTCTGCTTTCCTTTTGCGCCCGCAACTGATTGACGCAGCGCTGTCGCAAACGACCCGCTGCCGTATTGACCTCTCCTCCGTTAACGGGATGGGTAACCCTTTCGCTCAGAAACGCCACGGCGGCAAAATCCCCGTGTTTACATTCCATTGGCGCAGCGACCCTCGCAAGGACGATGAGTGGTACCGCAACGAATGCGATAAAATCGATAATCCGGTGGTCGTGGCGCAAGAACTGGACCTGAATTATGCCGCATCGGCGGAAGGTGTCCTCATCCCCGCTGAATGGGTGCAGGCGGCTATTGATGCCCATATCAAACTGGGTATCAAACCGACAGGCAGACGCCAGGGGGCTCTGGACATTGCTGACGAGGGGCGGGACAAAAACTCTTATTCAGCCCGGTATGGTTTCCTGCTGGAAGATGTCCAGGAATGGTCTGGCAAGGGTAGCGATATCTTCTCTACCGTCGAGCGCGCTTTCGGGCTTTGCGATGCGGCTGCCGTCGAAGAACTACGTTTCGATGAAGATGGCCTCGGGGCTGGCGCGCGCGGTGATGCCCGCGTTATTAACGAACAGCGCAGAGCAAATCGCCGCCCAGCTATTCTCGCAACGCCGTTCCGCGGTAGCGGCTCGGTGTTTGATCCAGATGGAGAAGCGGTACCGGGGGATAACGCCCGGGCTGCTCGGCTGAATAAGGATTTCTTTGCAAATGCCAAAGCGCAGAGCTGGTGGCATTTACGCAAGCTGTTCCGTAACTCCTACCGCGCGGTGGTAGAGGGCAAACCCTACAACCCCGACGAAATTATCTCGTTATCCAGCAGCATTGCCTGCCTGGACAAACTCATCACAGAACTATCGCAACCGACGTTCTCCATCAATGGCGTCGGCAAGATGGTTATTGATAAACAGCCCGACGGTACCAAATCGCCGAACAACGCTGACTCAGTGATGATCAATTATGCGCCGATGAATGCGGCACTGAATATCTGGGAAAGGCTCGGGAGACAGGCTTAATGGCAAAATCAAAGCAGGCTGGCCAGCGTAAAGCAGTTGCTACCGCTGACAGCTATGAAAACTTTGCCGCCCGGGTAGGGATGCAGACGCCTAACCAGCATGCAGCGTCTACGTATCGGGCAAATTTTACCAGCCGCAACCGGCTGCTGGTGGAATGGGCATACCGCTCGTCGTGGATCGTCGGTGAGGCTGTTGATGCCATCCCCGACGACATGACCCGCAAGGGTATTCGCATCACCTCTGAAATCGATGCGAAAGATAGGGGCGTTATTGAGTCTCAGTTTGATGACCTGCAGCTGTGGGACGCGCTCAACGATGTCCTGAAATGGTCGCGGCTCTACGGCGGTGCGGTTGGCTTCATCATGATCGAAGGTCAGGCACCGATGACACCGCTCCGACTGGAGACCATCGGCAAAGGCAAATTTAAGGGCATCCTGCCGCTGGACCGCTGGATGATCAACCCGGTACTGACCCGTCGCATCAAAGAGATGGGGCCGGACCTGGGTAAACCTGAATTTTATGATGTGGTGACCACTGCAACGGGCATTCCCGCCTGGCGTATACACCATAGCCGCCTTGTTCGCTTCGATGGTGTCACGCTTCCCTTCCAACAGAAGATGACCGAGAACGAATGGGGGATGTCGGTTGTCGAGCGTATCTGGGACCGGCTCACCGTCTTTGATAGCGCCACTATGGGGGCTGGCCAGCTTGTCTACAAAGCACACCTGCGTACCTATGGCGTGGAGAAACTCCGTGAGTTGATCGCCTTTGGCGGCCCGGCCTACGATGCGCTGCTGAAGCAAATCGACCTGATCCGGCAGTTCCAGAGTAACGAGGGGATGACTCTCAAAGATAACAGCGACACCTTCGAAACCCATCAGTACAGCTTCGCAGGCCTGGACGATATTCTTGCTCAGTTCGCCGAGCAGATCAGCGGAGCGGTAGGTATCCCGCTGGTACGCCTGTTTGGTCAGTCTCCGAAGGGCTTTTCCACTGGCGATGCAGACCTGGCGAACTATTACGACCGGGTGAGCTCGTTGCAGGAGCGCCGGTTGCGGCAGCCGTTACGACGGATTATCGACATCATCTACCGTTCAGAGCTTGAGCAAGCCCTACCGGATGATTTCACGTTCGAGTTTAACCCTCTCTGGCAGATGTCTGATGTGGACCGTTCAACTGTGGCCGTCAATACCACCGCGGCATTAGTCAACGCGCGGGACGCTGGCCTTATGACGACGAAAGCCGCGATGACTGACCTGCGTGAGAACTCTGATGTAACAGGTATCGGTGCATCCATAACCGACGAGGATATCGAGAATGCCGAAGACGAAGCGCCTCCAGGCATCGGCGAACTTGAAAACCCGAAGCCAGAACCGACAAGCGGAGATCCGATATCGAACCAGCCTACGCAAGATAGCGCGGACGGTCGGCGACATCGTAAATGGTCGCTACGATGGTTCAAACGATAGCATCACCGAAATTATGGATGCGCTGGAACGTTATAGCGAAATCATAACGCCCTGGGCGACTAAAGTGGCGGAGTCATTCACCGCGGACCTCACCCGGCAGAACGACAAAGTGTGGCGGCAGCACAGCAAGAACATCAGTCGCGAGCTCCGCAATCTGGTGGAAAGCGCCCCGGTTGGCCAGGTGATGCAGTCCATCATCGCGGAGCAGGTGAAATACATCAAATCTCTGCCTCTCGAGGCCGCAGACAGAGTGTACGACATCCAGAACAAAGCGATAGAGGCCGTGGTCACTGGCGGCCGGGCGGAGCAGTTCGCTAAAGAAATTGCATCCACTGGCGATGTTGCAAAGTCCAGGGCCGATCTGATTGCCCGAACGGAACTGGGAAGAGCAACGGGTGCGCTGGATATGACCCGAGCGATGGCTATTGGTTCTATCGGGTATATCTGGCGAACGGCAGATGATGGCGATGTCAGACATTCGCATGCGGAGATGGAAGGCAAATTTGTTGAGTGGGGCAAGCCTCCAACGCTGGACGGCATGACCGGCCATGCGGGCGAGCTGCCAAACTGCCGCTGCTATAAAGAGATCGTGTTTGCTCGCGTTCCATTCGCAATGAAAAGGGCAGCATAACCCATGAAATACTTTTTTGAGACCAGGCTCGGGGAAACCCGATACCGCCTGGCGGATGGCTCATTGCTTTGCAAAGACGTGCCCGTAGCACGAACCGGAAAGCAACTCTACGGCGCAGCCGACCTACCCAACCTTATTCCTGATTCCTTTGGCGAAATTGTTGTCAGTCGCTCGCCAGAGCATGTCTTTGACCCGGCAACCCTGGCGTCTTTCGAGGGTATGAGTATCACCGTTCTCCACCCGGAGGACAAAAACGGCAATGTGCAGCTGGTCAACCCTGCGAACTGGAAAGAGCTCGCGGTGGGCCACCTGCAGAATGTTCGTCGTGGGACAGGTGAACAGTCCGATCTGATGATTGCCGACATCATTATCAAAGACGAATACGCCATTCAGATGGTCGAAGACGGCCTCCGACAGGTGTCGTGTGGTTACGACGCGGAGTACGAACAGACCGAGCCAGGTAAAGCCGAGCAGGTAGAAATTACAGGTAACCATGTGGCTCTTGTCCCCAAGGGCAGAGCCGGAAATCGTTGTGCAATTGGAGACAGAGACACAATGGCAAATCAAAAGAAAAACTGGTGGACACGCATGCGCGCTGCCATCAAAACCGGGGATGCCGACACCATGAACGAATTGGTGGAGTCGGCTCCAGCATCGGTTACAGGTGATGAAGGGGATTTGCCGCAGGGCGTAAATCTCAATATCAACCTGTCGCCACAACACCCTCTACCGGATAAAGATCCTGAAATGGGGGGCACGAAAACAGGAGATGGCGACGATGATGTCGTTACGCTGCTGAAAGCGCTGCTGGCTAAACTGAGCGCAGCTCCTACGGGCGACAATGATAATCCGGATGATAAAAAAGGTCCTACCGTCGACGGTGAAGACGACGAAGAGGAAGCCGTGATTACTGGCGACTCAGCGTATCGCGCCGAAGTTATTCTGCCAGGCGTCGATCTGAGTCGTAAGATGAAGCCTACAGCGTTCAAACGCGAAGTTTTGTCCACCGCCGACAAGAAGTTGGTTCGTCAGGTTGTCGGCGATGCCGATATTCGCAAGCTGCCGAAACAGTCGGTAGAAATGGCTTTCAATGCGGTTTCCGAGCTGGCAAAAGGCCGCAATACGCGCACCGCAACGGGCGATTCCTCCCGCACTACGATCACCACTCCTAACATTTCCGACCTGAATAAAGCTAACGCTGATTTCTGGGCTAAAAAAGGATAATTCACGATGACTGCATATCTGTACCGGATGCCCGTAGGCATCGCCGGGGCGATTTCACGCCCTCAGGATCTGACCACCGAGCCGGTCATCCTAAAATCCGCTGACGCCTTCCCAGCCTATGGTCTGGCAGGCAAATACGATGCGGATGGTTATTTTGTCCCGCTTGATGACGGCGATACTGCTGACAAAGTGAAGGGCATTTATGTGCGTCCGTATCCAACGACCTCTACACCGGATATGGTCCGTCAGGTTGGCACTGACAAAAACTTCCCGGGTGATGCGCTGAAGCGCGGCTATATGACCATCAACCTGGGTAATGATGCGACCACCATTAAAAAAGGCGCTCCGGTGTACGTCGTGATTTCTCTCGACTCCACCATTGATGTGCCGCTTGGCGGTTTCTCAGCAGCGAACATCGCCGGAAAGACAGTAGCTCTTCCGAATGCTGAGTTCACCGGTGCTGGCGATGCCGACGGCAACGCTGAAATCTCCTGGAAGATTTAAGGAATAAATAACATGCCAATGATTACTTTTGACCAGGCGACGGTAGACGGCTCTGGTGCCTTTCTTGTCGGCGAACTGGAGCGTCTTGACCAGGGATTAAACCTGCCGCTGGTGGGATACACCTGGACCCGCGATATCCAGCTGCGTGAAGACGTCTCTATCGCAGATGACATTTCCAGCTGGACTAACACCAGCTTTGGCGCTGCCGGTACTGGTGCGAATCCGAACGGTAAAAACTGGGTTGGCAAAGACTCCACCGCCATTGCTGGGGTGAACGTCGATATCGGCAAAGACGGCAATCCGCTGAACCTGTGGGGTATGGAATTAGGCTGGACTGTTATCGAACTGAAAGCCGCTGAACAGGTTGGTCGCCCAATCGATACCCAGAAATATGAAGGTATGCAGCTCAAGTGGCAGATGGACAACGACGAGCAAGTTTATGTCGGTGATTCCTCGCTGAACTTGAAAGGGCTGGCAACGTTAAACGGCATCCCAGTAAATAACGCGGCCAAAACGTGGGCGCTGTCTACTCCGGATGAAATCCGTGCCAGCATTAACCAGGTGCTGTCGGATGCCTGGGCTGCCTCAGGCTATTCAATGGTACCCCGCGATCTGCTAATTCCGCCGGAGCAGTTTGCTCTGCTGTCCAGCATCATCGTGTCTTCAGCAGGTAACCAGTCCCTGCTTACTTACCTCCAGACCAACACCATTAGCTATCACCAGAATGGCGTTCCGCTGAACATCCGCGCGGTTAAGTGGCTGAAAGGTCGTGGTGTTGGCGGCAAGGATCGCATGGTTGCCTACACCAACGATAAGAAATACGTCCGCTATCCGCTGGTACCGCTGCAGAGTGTGCCCGTGCAGTACCGCGGTCTGTATCAGATTGTCACCTACTACGGCAAGCTGGGTGCTATCGAACCTGTGTATAAAGAAACGCTGTCCTACGTGGACGGTATCTGATAACCAGAATGGCCCCTTTTATGGGGCCTGAAGGACTTTCCAAATGGCAAAAGAAAAACTGGTTTCGATCCTTGTCCATACCCCTTTCAAGTTGACGCTGGCGGATGGCACGGCGACCGAATATACCAAAGGTCTCCACGACGTACCGGAAGAGCATGCCGGACATTGGTTTACCCAGGCTCATGCGGAGTTGACGGACCGGGTTAACGCTGACGATGGCGAAGATCTGCAGAAGCTTAAGGAAGCACTGGCCCAACGCGATGAGCAACTTAAGGCGAACCAGGACACAATCGACGCCCTGAATTTGCAGATTGAAGACCTTAACGCGCAACTGGCGGCATCGCTGATCGGCGGTGAAGGGGGCAAAAATGCCGAAAAACCAATCTCTGCCAACCGTAAGTGATTTTCGGCGTGACTTTCCCCAGTTTGCTGACCCCGTTAAATACCCTGAACCACAAATCCAGTTCCGTCTGAATCTAGCTGATATACAGCTGATTGGTGAAGGTACGACTGGAAAGCAGCTCTTTCCGTATTTTGCTGAGCTGTATGTCGCGCATTACATGGTGCTCTGGGCTGCTGATAGCCGGGCAATGCTCGCTGGCGGCCCGGGAGGTTCAACTAATGGGGTCCAGTCCTCTAAGTCAGTGGATAAGGTTAGTGTTAGTTATGACACTGGCGCGACGCTTAACCCTGATGCTGGGTTCTGGAATAACAGCCGTTATGGTGCAGAACTGTATCAGCTAATCACCATGTTTGGCGCAGGCGGTCGCCAGCTATGAAAAGCGGCGTAACGATTCGTGCCGATAACGCTCAGGCTATTCTGGATGCGCTCAAGTCGCTAACCAAAAAGGATGTGCTGGTCGGTATCCCTTCGGAAGACAGTGAGCGTGATGATGTTCCGTTTGGCAATGCCGGGATCGGTTACGTCAACGAATACGGCTCACCGGCGCAAAACATCCCCCCACGACCGCACCTGGTCCCCGGTGTTAAATCGGTAGAAGAACAGACGGTGCCGCAGCTCAAAGCAGCGGCGCAGACTGCGCTTGATGGTAATGCGGATGGCGCTGAAAGAGCTCTCAACCAGGCGGGTACGCTGGCTGCTAACGGTGTCAGGCGTTACATGACCATTACCGGTTTTACGCCGCTTGCTGATAGCACCGTTGAAGCACGCGCGCGTCGCGGGCGTAAAGGGGCGAAAGCGGAGCTTGGCCGCCGCGCTGCTGGCGAGCCCCCCGGAACCGATCTGGTGAAACCGCTAATCGACACCGGGCAGTACCGCAGAGCCATTACCCACGTTGTGAGGGATAAAGATGCCGACTCTTGATGTAACAGATGTGCTTTTTGACCCCGATTTTTGCGACTTCAACCTGTGGGTAACGCGTCGCGCACAAAAGGTGGACGAGGACGGGATCGGCAGCGACAGCGAAGTTAAAACGCAGTTTGCAGGGGTTGTTACCGTTGACCGCTCTCTTGAAAACCGCCGCATGCAGGCCGGGCAGGTTATCAGCGGGGCGATTTTAATCGTGACGACTGAGCGACTCACGCAGGGGCAGACTGGCCGTGATGCCGACATCGTGACGTATCAGAACCGGGATTATCGTGTGACGTTCGTCGACCCGTATACCGCTTACGGTGCTGGCTTCGTCCAGGCACATTGCGAATTACTGCCGTTTGATGGGGGTACTCCCGTTGAGCAATAACACCAGCACAGAGCGCGGCTGGCTGACACCTACCAGCGGCGATCCGGATTATGACGAAGCGCTAGATAGGCTGTTAAGCCAGTGGATGCGCAACGTTTCCGGCTTGCCTGCTGGGATGGTTCGCCCGCGCTGGCAGAAAGATCAGCCGCCACTGCTGCCTGTTGAAACGAACTGGTGCGCGTTTGGCATCATCGAATGGCCCATTGATAACAGCCCCGCATTCACTCAACAGACCGATACCGGAACACAGCTCTGGCGGCATGAGGATTTTGTCGCTATGGCGTCGTTCTACGGCCCGGGGGGGATGCAAATTGCTTCGCGATTCCGTGACGGAATATCGGTTGAGCAAAACAACGCCGAGCTGAACCAGTCGGATCTCTCGCTCGTTGACTATGGCGATATTGTCCCTTTCCCCGAGCTTATTAACCAACAGTGGGTGCGCCGTTACGACATGAAAGTGCGGCTGCGCCGGAAAGTGGTTCGAGAGTACAACATCCTGGCGCTGCAAGATGCGCCCGTTTCATTCTTCGGAGAGTAAATTATGCCGCAGGGATTACCTGTATCTAACGTCGTTAATGTCGACGTGATCATTGGGCCGCGTGCGGCTACTGGTCGAAACTTTGGTTCGCTGCTCATTCTCGGGAGCTCAACGGTTATCCCGGTTTCTGAGCGCATTCGCCTCTACTCATCCCCGGAAGATATCGGCACAGATTTCGGCGTGGATAGCCCGGAATATGAAGCCGCTACGGTGTATTTCTCACAGTCACCGAAACCTCAGCAGGTGTATGTCGGTCGCTGGGCTAAAACGCTGGTATCGGCTGAAAGCGGTTCGACGGAAACGTTACTGCAGGCGGTGAACGCCGTTCTGAATTACACGAGCTGGTACGGTTTGGGCGTAGCCGATGATGAAGAGATCGACGATGCCGACTGGCTGAGTGTGGCCGCCGCGATTGAAGCTTCCAGCCTCAGTCGAATTCTGGCAATTACCACTCAAGACCCGGAAGCGATTAACACGACATCCACAACCGATCTCGCCTATAAGCTGAAGGCGGCAAAATACGGTCGCACGTTTGTGCAGTATTCCGCCAGCAGCAAGTACGCCGCGCTTTCTGCGTTTGGCCGGGCGTTTACGGTGAATTTCAACGGCAGTAACACGACCATTACCCTGAAATTTAAGCAGGAGCCGGTTATCACCTACGAGACACTGGATCTCAGCCAGGCTAAGGCGCTGGATACCAAAAACTGTAACGTCTACGTGTACTACGAAAACGATACGGCCATCCTGCAGCAGGGCGTCATGTCCAGCGGCGATTTCTTCGATGAGCGCCACGGGCTCGACTGGCTGCAGAACTACGTTCAAACCAACCTGTATAACCTGCTCTACACCAGCACAACCAAAGTCCCACAGACTGATGCGGGTGTTACGCGCCTCCTTTCTAACGTTGAGAAATCAATGGATCAGTCCGTCACGAACGGGCTGGTGGCTGCTGGCGTATGGAACGGTGGCCCGATTGGGCAGTTGGATTCCGGCGACACGCTGACAAAAGGCTATTACGTCTACGCGCAGCCGATTTCCGAGCAGGCGCAGGCAGACCGTGAAGCACGTAAGGCACCGGTTATTCAGGTGGCCTGTAAGCTGGCGGGTGCGGTTCATTTCGCTGATGTGCAGATCAACGTCGTTCGCTAAGGAGAACATGAATGGCTACTTATTCTTTTATGGACGTCACGGCGTCCCTCTCCGGCCCGACCGGCGAGATTGATCTGGGCTACGGTTCCGCCAGTTCAGAGGAGGGGATCACTGTTGCAATGGGCGGCCCCAAAAATACCATGACCATCGGCGCTGACGGCGAAGTGATGCACAGCCTGCACGCTGATAAAAGCGGCACGGTAACCGTCAACCTGCTGAAGACCTCGCCGACAAACAAAAAGCTGTCGCTGGCGTACAACGCGCAGAGTCAGTCCTCAGGCACCTGGGGAAACAACGTCATTGTGATCCGAAACAAGGTGAGCGGAGACATTATCACGGCGCGCAGCGTGGCTTTCCAGAAACAGCCGGATAACGCCAACGCTAAAGCCGGTAATACGATGCCCTGGGTGTTTGACTGCGGCAAAATCGACCAGGTTCTCGGAGAGTTTTAACAGATGGAATGCTCAATCAAAGGCCACGATTACCGCGTGGCAAAACTCAGCGTTTTTGACCAGCTGAAAGTGACCCGCAAACTGCTGCCGGTGCTGGCGGGCATGATGTCAGATTTCGGGAACATTCGCTCCCTGCTGCCTGCTGATGGCAAAATCGACACCGTGAAATTCGATCAGCTGAAACCGGTGTTTGAAACCCTGCTCCCGCGTATCGCTGAGGAACTGTCTTCCCTGACCGAAGAAGACACCAACGCGATTATTCATCCGTGCCTGGCCGTGGTATCACGCAAGCACATGGATGGATGGACGCCGGTATTCAACAGCGGTCAGCTGATGTTCGATGATATCGACCTGCTGACCATGCTGCAGCTGGTGGCGCGGGTGGTCGCCGACTCACTGGGAAATTTTTTGCCCGTGAGCCCTACCAGCGCGACGCCGGGCCAGCCTCAGGGTTAACCCTCAACAGCCTGCCTGACGGGCTGTCTTATCTCCTTGACCCGGTTGACGCCGGGTTAATCCCTTATTACGCGCTGAAGGATGGATCAGTCGATCTGTGCGATATCGCGCTGATGAATGACCACCTGGCCGTTAAGGCAGACAACCAGCGCCGTATTGAGAAATGGAGAGAGGATAATGAACGCTGAGACTATTAAAGACTTCCTCGTCTCGCTCGGCTTCGATATCGACGAAGCGGGCGCGTCAAAGTTCGACTCAGTTCTCGCCGGTACGACCGCAAACGCTATCAAAATGGGGCTGGCCGTCGAAGGTGCCGCGCTTACCGTGGTGGCCTTCACGGCTAAGATCGCCTCGGGGCTGGATAATCTCTACTGGGCGTCACAGCGTACCGGCGCGACGGTTCAGGGGATTCAGTCTATTGGCTATGCGGTTTCGCAGGTGGGCGGCAGCGTTGACGCGGCGCGAACCTCTCTGGAAAGCCTCTCCCGGTTTGTTCGTAACAATCCCGGCGCGGAAGGCTTCCTGAATCGCCTGGGCGTACAGACTCGTGACGCAAGCGGCAACATGCGTGACATGGCCGCTATCTTTACGGGTGTCGGCCAGAAGCTCAGCAGCATGCCGTATTACCGGGCAAACCAGTATGCGCAGATGCTGGGTATTGACGAAAATACCCTCATGGCGATGCGCCGGGGTGTGGGCGGTTTCTCCGGGCAGTACAGCGCAATGGCGAAAGCTATCGGCTTCAATGCCGACGAGGCGGCCAGAAGCTCCAATAAGTTCATGACCTCCCTGCGTGAGTTCGGCGCGATGGCAGGCATGGCCCGTGACAAAATCGGCTCTAATCTTGCTGGTGGTCTGGCGGGTTCGCTGGACACGCTGCGCCGCCACATTCTGGATAACTTCCCGCGCATCGAGCAGACCCTGACGAAAGCCATAAAAGGCATTCTGGCGCTCGGGGACATTATCGGACGGCTATTCTTCCGGCTTATTGAGGGGACATCCAGCCTTATCAACTGGTGGCAATCGCTGGATAAGCAAACGCGGGAGCTGATCTCGTTGTTCGGCGCGCTGACGATTGCGCTGCGCATTCTGAACAGTACGTTCTGGATGTCGCCGATTGGCCTCATTACCGCGCTGGCGGCGGGGATTGCCCTTCTGTGGGAGGACTATCAGACCTGGAAGGAAGGCGGGGACAGCCTGATTGACTGGGGCAAGTGGAAGCCGGAAGTCGACGCCGCGCTGAAGATGGTTCGTGACCTTAAAACGACCGTTAACGAACTGGCGAAAGCGCTGGCGAAGTTGCTCAATATTGACCCCAAATCATGGTCCCTGAAGTGGGATTTCAGCAACTTTATCGACCAGATGGGCGAGTTCAGCAAAATGCTGAATATGATCGCCGACCTGCTCAACGCCATTAAAGATGGCCGCTGGGCTGATGCCGCCAGCATCGGCAAAAAGATGCTTAATCAGGGCAGCGATAATCCGTCAGCGATGCCAATGGTAACAGACAGCGCCAACGGCACCGCCGATTGGATTAAAGAGCACTGGGGATTCGATCCTCGCAGCGTGGGCCGAACGGTGCGCGGCTGGTTTGGTGATGATGAGCCAGATCAGATTGGACAGGCTGCAAAGCGAGGCGAGCGCAATAATAACCCCGGAAACCTTAATTTTGCTGGTCAGGCGGGGCTGAACTTGAGCGCCCCGGTGGCAGGTTTGCCCGATTTGAAACCGCCTTTGATGGTTTGCGCGCTCTTTCGCGCCAGCTCGTGCTGTATGCCGGGAGAGGGATAAACAGCGTGGAGAAAATTATCTCCACCTGGGCGCCCGCTTCCGACAATAACAACACAGCAGCCTATATACAGGCGGTTTCCCAACGTCTGGGAGTAAACCCGCAGGCCGCTTTAAATATTAACGACCCACAAACTATGTCGGCATTAATGAGTAGCATTATTCACCATGAGAATGGGCGAAACATCTATTCAAAGGAGTTAATCGGGAAGGCTGCCGTCGCGGGAATCGGCGGGGCGAACGTGAACCAGCAAAACACCTACCACATTTACGGTGGTGGTGATCCGCGTTCTGTCGGTACCGAGGTCGAGCGTCGGCAGCAGTCGGCAAACGCCCAGGTCATGCGCGGTAATCAAACGAAGGTGGGCTAATGGATATTCTCTCTACGCTCTTTCAGCAGCAGAGCCGGAAAATAGGGATGATTGTCCCCAGTGTGGTTGTTTCTGAGAAGCATACCGACACCCTGGAGATAACAGAGCACCCTGTCGAGGTCGGGGCCGCCATCGCCGACCATGCCTACAAAAAACCGTCTGAAGTGGTGATGGAGGTCGGTTTCGCTGGTGGCGGATCGTTGCTGGATTTTGCCAGTAACCTGACGGCTACCAGCCTGCTAGGCCTTAGTCCCCAGCAGACGTATCAGGAGATACTCGACCTGCAGGCGAGCCGTATTCCTTTCGATGTGGTGACCGGCAAACGGCTGTACAGCAACATGCTGATCCGCGCGCTGGAAGTGACGACAGACAAGACAACCGAAAACGTCCTGTCTGCTGTCCTCACCCTGAGGGAGGTTCTTATCTCGCAGACGCAGCAGATCACCGTCGCGGATAAAACCAACATGAAGGACGGGGCCAGCACGTCGGCGGTACTTAATACCGGCAACAAAACCACAAAGCCGCCAAATACCTCGCTGCTGAAAAGCATCACGGGTAACGCGGCGTCATTACTGGGGCTCGGCTAATGGCAATTCAGGAAATCCCGCTGACAGCGGATAACCAGCAATTCAGCATCATCCTGGCGGGGACTACCTGGCGGATTAGTATCACCTGGCGAGATCTGTACTGGATTATGGACCTGCAGAACGACAGAGGGGAGCCGGTAATCTCCGGTATTCCTCTCGTCACCGGCGCTGACCTGCTGGCGCAGTACGCCTATATGGGCCTCGGCTTTAAGCTGGTGGTGGTCTGTGACGACAGCACACAGGATTATCCGACGAAAACCGACCTGGGCGGCCGCAGTCATTTACTGGTATCAACGGAGTAGACATGTCACAGAACTGGATGAGACATTTCGAGCTGCAGCTCGTGGACGAGAACGGGCAGGGTATTGAGCTCAGCGATTTTAAAGTGACCTTTACGATCGACTGGTTCAACATCAGCAGCGCGTCGCGGGTGGGTACGTTCAAAATCTACAACCTGTCAGCTGATACGGTAAACCGCATCACCGGGCAGGAATTTTCTAAAGTGCGGCTGATTGCCGGTTATGACGGTATCGCGCCGGAGGTATCGGCAAGCGACGTCGGGACCGTGCGCGAAGTCGACGCGGCGGACGTGGGCCAGAGTGATGGCCGGAACTACGGTCTGATTTTCAGCGGCGAAATTCGCTACTCGGTCACCGGCAAAGACACCCCTATTGATTCCTACGTCCTGATTCAGGCAGCCGATACGGATCTGGCGTTTGCCACCAGCATAACATCGCAGACGCTGGCAGCCGGTTACACGGTCGCAGACGTGAACCGTGCGCTGATGAAAGACTTCGAGGCCAAAGGCGCGACCGAAGGCCTGACGCCTGAAATGCCTGCTACTGTGTTCCCACGGGGCCGGGTGCTGTTCGGCATGACACGGCATCTTATGGATAACGTGGCCGGACAATGTGGCGCAACATGGCAATTTGTGGACGGTCAGCGCCAGATGGTGGCGAATAACGAGTATGTTCACGACGCGATTGTGCTCAACAGCGCCACCGGGCTTATCGGCATGCCGCAGCAGACCATCGGCAACGGCGTAAACGTCCGCGCGCTGATTAACCCGAACATCCGGGTTAACGGGCTTATTCAGCTGGATCAGGCTTCCGTATATCGCACCGCGCTGTCGAACAACGATATCGCGATGGCTGGTGGGCAGATCACCGACCAGAATACGGACGGAAACATCACGCTCAGCGGCACCACGGCACAGCCTGCGAGCATAGCAACTGATGGCGTTTATATTGTGCGCGGGATTATGTACACTGGCGACACAAGGGGCCAGGCGTGGTACATGGATATGATGTGCGAAGCGCGTGGCGCGGCGGATTTACTCTCGTCCTCAGCGCAGCAAAGGATATATTCATGAAGCGTATGAAGTTATTTCTGACAATTTCGTTACTGTTCTCCTGCTCTTCGGCTTTCGCTGATTTACAATGCGGCGGATACCGACTTCATGCAGCTGATAACGGCTGGACGAAAATCAACGGCGAGCAAGTTACATCTCAAAAAATCAAGTTTCTCGGTAAGAAGGACGATTGGGATAACGTTAAAACGGATATGGGGCTGATGCCTGCACGTGACGGTAATAATTACGGTTTCGAATTTGTGAAGCGTGGAGGGAAATCGTTCCTCAATGTCCAATTGCTTCAAAATAGCATGAATGCTCCCAAAGTGATTGGTTCCTACCCATGTTCACAAATTAAGGGTGAGTGACCAACGATGAAAAAGGTTATTGCTGCTCTATTTTTATGTTCTGTTCCTTTTGTCGCTATTTCAGCTGTTAAAAACATAACGTTTAGTGATAGCGAAAAAGTCATGCTTAAGCATCTTTTTAAGTATGACCTACAACAATTCATCCACTCTGAAGCCCATATGTTTTCTTATGAAACGGTGATAGTTTCCGCTGAAAAAATTGCAGAGGATTATGATGCAAATGAAGCGAGGGGTGACAGAGACTATAAGGGTAAACCCATTGTCGTTTCTGGAACTGTCGAAAAAATTAGATCCACCATGGGCGATGTTCCTGCAGTAGAGCTAAAAACTAATGTGGGGATTAAGGGCGTTTCTTTATACTTCACTAAAGAAAACGAGAAACTTGCGATTGATTTGAATAAGGGCGATAAAGTCAGTTACGCCTGTATAGGTGATGGCTCAGTATTAGGTGACCCTGTTCTTCGTGGGTGTCTGTCAACAGATGAATATGTAAATACAGCATCTGACGTTATGTATAAAGATTCAATGGCGATGCTAAAGGATATTAAAGACCCTAAATCAGACGCTAACACTTTTATTTTATTTACTAAAATGATTACAAGATTAACTGATGATTATAAATTGTGCGCAGCCACTGATGCGAAATGTATCGTTAATATAATTGATACGACACCTATGGAAAAACGAAAGGCTATGGCTAGGGAAATGTCCAATGAACTTGGTGTCAATGTCAGCGTAAAATAGCCGTCATACCTTCGACCTCATAACCCGCCACCCGGCGGGTTTTTTGCTTTCTGGAGCCTACAAAATGGCAGTATCTGACCAGACCCGCAGCGGCGATCTTGCCGAAACATTCAAATCTGAGCGGGACACAACAAAGAACCAGATCCGTGTCGCTTTGCCTGGCATCGTTCAGTCATTCGATCCGGGCGCGGTGACGGCGGTTGTGCAGCCTGCTATCCGTTCGGTTGAAACGGATAACGACGGGAACCGCATTACCAAAAATTATCCGCTGCTGGTGGATGTTCCGGTGGTATTTCCGCGCGGCGGGGGATGTACGCTAACGTTCCCGGTGAAAGCCGGTGATGAATGCCTGGTGATTTTCGCCGATCGCTGCATCGATTTCTGGTGGCAGAACGGCGGGGTACAGGAGCCTGTCGACGACCGGGTGCATGATTTATCGGATGCGTTCTGTATCGTCGGGCCGCAATCGCAGGCGCAGAAAATCAGCGGCATCAGCACCAGCGCCGCGCAGCTGCGTACTGATGATGGCGCTGCGTTTGTGGAAGTGGCCGCAGGCCATAACATCACGGTTAAAACTCCCGGCGCGCTGACGGCGACAGCAGAAGGAGGAACCACGATCACATCACCCACCATCACGCTAAACGGCAATGTGACAATAAACGGGAACCTCTCTCAGGGCATGGGCGAAGGTGGCGGTACTGCGACGATGCTCGGCCCTGTCACGGTAACTAACGATGTAAAAGCGGGTGGTAAGAGCCTGATGACGCATACGCACGGCGGAGTACAGACCGGCGGCGGGAACACAGGAGCGCCTAACTGATGCGATACAGACGTGAAGACGCCGACGGTGATTACACCTTTGGCAGCGGCGATGATACCTGGCTGATTAACTCACCTGAGGCCGTGGCGCAGGCGGTGAAAACGCGGTTCGAATTATGGTACGGGCAATGGTTCCTCGACACCACCGAGGGGACTCCGTGGATTCAGTCCGTACTCGGTAAGCAGAAGCCGGAAACCTACAACTTGGCGATCCGTAAGCGCATCCTCGAAACGAGGGGCGTTAAATCCATCCTCTCTTTCAATACGACAGTGAACACGACGACGCGCCGCGTCCAGTTCTTCGCTGAAATCGACACCATCTACGGAACAACGACAGTAACCAGCGAGGCATAAATGGCCCTCAATTTGGACACACTCGGCTTATCGGCAACGGTAACCGCTGAGGGGATCAGTGCGCCTGATTACCAGACGATACTCGATACCCTGACGAGCTATTTTCAGCAGATTTATGGCAGCGACGCTTATCTGGAGCCAGACAGCAAAGACGGCCAGATGGTGGCGCTGGTGGCGCTGGCTGTTCACGATGCCAACAACACGGCCATTGCCGTTTATAACTCCTTTTCGCCAGCCACAGCCTTAAAAGCAGCCCTGAGCAGTAACGTAAAAATTAACGGTATTGCACGCAAAGGGGCGACAAACTCTACCGTGGATCTGGTTCTGACCGGTACCGCCGGGACATCTATCACAAACGGTACCGTGAAAGACACCAATAACGTGATCTGGCGGCTTCCTGCCTCGGTGACGATCGGTGTCGGCGGTACCGTGACGGTAACTGCAACCAGTTCAAACAGCGGAGCGGTTGCTGCGCTGGCCGGGGCGATTACCACTATCAACACGCCTACCCGTGGCTGGGCTTCTGTAACCAACCCGGCGGCGGCCACTGTAGGTGTACCTGCTGAGCGCGATGATCAGCTGCGAGTCCGGCAGAGCCAGAGTGTGGCACTACCATCGATTTCGCCCTTTGATGCTGTAGACGGAGCCATTGCGAACGTGGCTGGCGTGACACGTCACAAACTGTACGAAAACGACAAAGGGACAACAGACAGCAACGGGTTACCGGGACACTCCATTGCTGCCATCGTAGACGGCGGCGATATTACCGAAATAGCTCAGGCTATAAGGGGGAATAAGGGGCAGGGCACTACACCGTATGGGACAACTATTGTCGTGGTGCCGGATAAATATGGGAATCCTCATGATGTTGGTTTTTCAAGGTCTACTGACGTCCCGATTTATGGGCAGATCACGCTCAAAGTTTTCACGGGCTACACGTCGCAAATTGGCGTACAGATTCAGCAGGCCGTCGCGGATTACATCAACGGGCTGACGATCGGCGACGATGTGCTGCTGAGCAGGATTTACTCTCCGGCTAACCTCGGCGTAGTGAGTGGTGGCAATGCGCGCTACTACGACATACAGGAGCTGCTGATTGGCAAATCAGCCGGTAGCGTCGCGGCGGCAAACATCATCATCGCCTACAACGAATCCGCGTCGTGTAAGCCCGAAAACATTGTTCTAACGGTGACGTCATGAGCAAGTACACGGACTTAATCACCAACTATCACGCCACGAAGCCGAAATTTTTTGATCACGTCGATCTGAGCACGCGACCACTGATTGATATCACTACCGCCACCCGGGGGCTGGTAAGCGCTTTCGATATTGATACTGCTGTCGGCGTCCAGCTCGATACGCTCGGCCTCTGGATTGGTCGCAGTCGCATCGTCAGCCAGCCGATAAGCGGCGTTTATTTCAGTTGGGACACTGATGGCCTCGGATATGACCAGGGCGTATGGCAAGGCCCGTATGACCCTGATTCAGGCTACACCACGCTGAGCGACGAAACTTATCGCATCGTCCTTAAGGCGAAAATCGCTATCAACAACTGGGACGGTCGGAATGATTCGTTGCCTCCCATCCTTGACGCTGCAACCGCAGGCTCTGGCCTGAAGATGCAAATCGTCGACAACCAGGACATGACGATCTCGGTCTGGGTTTTTCCCGAGACTGACATTTCAGATGTGTCTCTCGAACTGATCGCCGCTATTAAACAGGGCTATCTCACCGTTAAAGCAGCTGGCGTATGGGCCGGTGACGTTGAAACGCCTTCGGTAGAAACACCGTCAGAAGGCTCAAAATTCTTTGGCTTTGACATGGAAAACGAATATATCGCCGGATTTGATGATGGCGCATGGGGGAAATTACTGTAATGGCTAAAAATGACTTCAAACCGTTTGCTACCGGCGCTGGCGCAAACGTAATGTCCCAGGCTGACTGGGAAGCTCTGCCTGCGCTATTTTCTGGGTTCACAGCAGGCAAAGCATCCAGCGCACAAGTCAACAAAGCCATTCGTCAGGCTGCTTTTATCGCTGCAGCGCTGGCGCAGTACTCCGCCAACAAAAGCGGGCTGGATGTACTTGATGATGGTGACCTGAACGGGTTCATTACCAAAATGATCACCGCGTTCGGTAAGGACTTCCAGGCGCTTGACGCCACACTAACGGCAATTGCCGGCCTGTCCACCGACACCGATAAACTTCCCTACTTCACTGGAACTGATACAGCATCCCTGACAACATTAACCAGTGTCGGTCGCAATATTATTGGTAAAAGTGCTGTTGCTGACGTTCTCACTTACCTTGGACTGGGAGAAGCAGCAAAGCGGGGGGTTTGGGGAGGGAGCGGAGACGTAACAGCAGCAGGCGGATTTTCACTCGGAGTAACCGGGGCGTTTAAGCTGCCAACCGGGACTATTGTGCAATGGGATGAGGGCTTCACAGCATCGGGAGGGTTCACAAAAAATTACCCCGTCCCTTTCCCAAATCAATGCCTTGTTCTGACACCTGTCGTATACAGCACGCTGGGTGCCGCATATTCCGTTCTGGCAAATAAATCTTCTAAAACACAGGCAAATTTCAATGTTGTGAATACATCTGGGTCTGGTGTTTCAGGTATTAGTGCTGGTTATATTGCGATAGGATATTAATTATGTGTGCATATTTCTCACCCTCTGCTTTGGCTATTTATCCCGAGGAACTCAAATCAGCGTATCAAGATGCAGGGTCATTTCCTGATGATTGTGTAAAAATAGATGATAATGTCGCAAATGAATTTCACCCGACCAAACAACCCGTAGGAAAAATTCTTGGAGAGTTAAACGGCATGCCAGCCTGGGTTGAAGTGCCACCGCTCACGCATGATGAACAGGTGGTACTGGCTGATAATGAAAAACAGCAATTTCGGGACACCGCTGATTCTAAAATCGCATGGCTGCAGGACGCGGTTGATATTGAAATTGCGACAGACGCCGAAAAAACATTATTAACTGAATGGAAAAAATACCGAGTGATGTTGATGCGCGTAGATACCTCACACGCACCTAACATAGACTGGCCGGTGGCGCCTGAATGACAATATGTATGATGCCATAGAGATATCACTCTCTATGGCATATATTATTCACCGCGTAAAACTATCTTTTTAGAAATCAATCTTCCTTTGTTTCTTATTGGGGTTTCTATGAATCTAAAGCTAAATTCAGAAAGAGCAATGGTAATGAGTGCCCCGAAGAATAATATTCTAAATGTGTCTTTTCCGCTTAAGGTCACGTTTAGAATAAGTGTTGCATGGTGAGCTATGTAGAAACCGAGAGTGTGTGTTAAGTAAATGGAATAAGATCTGGACCCAACCCATAAAAGTGTTTTGCTGTTTCTGATATGCTTGAATAGAAGGCCTTCATTGTAAGAAGATAGCCACACCATTATGGCGCAAGGTAGAGCCATCATACCTATATAGAATGGCACTATTTCTCCTCTCGCAAAAACAGAGAGACCAGCTAACATTGCAAAAGTCACACACAAACGGAACCACCAATTTTTTAGAAGTTCCGGTTTTATTATCTGGTATAACTTGCTCTGGGATGCAATCGCAATCAAACATCCCCAGGCAATTGCATCGCTACGGAAAACCCACCCAATAGAAAACATTGGTCTTTCAATTGGGAATTGAATTATTATCATGGCTAAAAGCAAATAAACCACTTTCTCTCTAAGAAAGAAAATGACAATTGGCAGTAGTATATAGAATTGCTCTTCGAGCGAAAGAGACCAGTATATTGGATTAGCACCGCACTCAGAAAAACCATTAACGCAATAATAGTATCTAATATTTGAAATGTGAAATATCTGGGAAATCAAGTCCAAAATGTTTGGCGCAAAATTGCCGAAATATTTTGTGTTGATAATAAAATATGAAATAACTATCTTAACTGTAATAAAGAAAAGAGCTGCCGGTACTAATCTGTAAAATCTACGAACCCAAAAAGCAAACACAAGATTCCAGTATGTGTTGCTGTTTTTTTCATGGAAAAAACTCAGTATGCTCTTTGTAATTACAAAGCCCGAGACGCAGAAGAAAAGATCTACCCCACCCCAGAAATAAGTATGAGCATACAAGTAAGAAAGCCATTCAGGGTTCCATGTTATAAAGCCATTTAAATGAGCCATTATCACAAAGATAATTCCAATAGCCCTAAGAATTTCTATCTCGTTGTTTTTTTGCATAGTAAAATTTACAGTGTCAACTAAATGAACATAATCATAACATGCTCTTTTGCAATGAAGTATTTTTTGATCACCGAAACATACGATTTAAGCCTACTGGTAGACTTAAAGCAGGCTACCAGTGGAAGTTAGTGCTGGCAACCTGCACAATTTACAGCCCAACCTGACGAACTGTCGGGAACTCAGATACCAGCCACATATCGGACTCTTCAAACATATCCTCCACAATGCGGTTCAGTTTTTCCCGATCGTTTTTGCTGGCATCACTATTCAAGCCGTTCGCCTGCATCGGTTTCACCCTCACTTCGGCATCAGGGAAAATCTGGTGCACTCGCTTCGTCAGCTCTGCCAGGATAATCTCTCTGGCCCCTTGAAGTCCCTCTACATTGCGTTTGTCATAAACCAGCTCAACGAACATACCGATCCTCTTAAAAGTGAAACATGCCTGCGCTTGATCTGATTCTGTAAAAATACTACTGTATATACATGGGTCTTCCCCGATCATGGTGGGAAGGCTCAGAACGCCATATTCAGCTTTCCGTAGTGGAACATCACCCCCAGTTTAAAGCGCTCCCGGTTTCGGTATCCCCTGGCTTTTATCCTCAGCAGCCTGATCTTGCTGTTAAGTGCCTCCGCATTTCCGTTTGAGACACTGTGTCGCATCGCATTCAGGATCCCGTACAGCCTTTTTCCTATCGTTTTCGCGGCATTTTTCATCATGGGAACGTCACTGTTAGCCGCCAGCGCCAACCATCTCTGCCAGTCACTCCGTCTTTCCTCGCTCCATGGCCTGTTCCAGATATCCTTTGCCAGCTCTTTCAGCGCCCAGCACTGGCTCGTCAGCTTCATCTGTGCACGCAGCCACATCAGCTTTTCCTGCCGGGATTCGGTCATCCACTTATCGCTGTACTGCCACAGGAAGCGGGTTCCTTTTGCCTGGTGTCGGCTTTCAACAGGGAGGTGCGGATGTTCATTCTGACGGGTTTTATCAACTACCTCGCCCAGTTGCTTCGCCACATGGAAGCGGTCAAAGGCGATTTTCTCAACCGCACTGGGTAAGTGGATACGCGCTGCTCTTATATAGCCCGCGTTCATGTCCATTGAGAGCGTTTTGATAGCCAGCAACTGCCCATCAGTGAGCGTGCGAAGATAGCCGGCAAGACTCTCTGTGCCGCGATCATCCGTTAAGGCCAGCGCCCGACCATCGCGATCGGAGATCACCGTTATGTAACGATGTCCTTTTTTAAAGGCGACCTCATCCACATTCATATGACGGGCGGATAATGGCTTTTTTATCCGGGCAAGACCTCGCTTAACTGCCCGGGTCATAATGCCGTCAACCGCATTCCAACTGAGCTTAAGTTGCTTCCTGACAGCATCAACGGTGCTGATTTTCAGCCATGAGAGAACGAACGATTCGAATAGCAACGTATACCGACTTCCGGGGCCAGCCCACGGAACAGGCAACGTCAGGCAGCCATGCTCCGGACACATAATTCGTGGAACATCGGCTTCAACAATAGTGGTGAACTGGCAGGTATCAAGATGGCGCCATTTACGATGACGGTGATCGTGAACAGAACAGGATTTACCGCAGGTCGGACAGGCTAGCCGGGTGTTTTCAGCGATCTCAATAGTGACAGTAACAGAACCGGCATTTTCATCGAGAGAAAGGGACTTTACCTGCCACGGATCGGACAGGTTGAGAATATGAGCGTAGAGGGACTTTTCGTCCATGGCGGTGACCTCTGGCGATTAAATACACCATTATCATGCCTTCAGCCACCACAACAAGGGAAGACCCATATACATACAGCCAATCAACGATCAAAGGTGCGTTTATGCCTCGTCAACCGGATATTCGTGCTGCTTTTATTGCGGCTATACAGCAAAACCCGAAGGGTTATCTCTGCCTGCATACAGACAAATTCATAGCTGAACTGCAGGAGAGGCACTGGCATTTCAGCCAGGCGGATGCAAATTCATGGATCGAGCGATACCAGCCTGACTTTGCTGATAAGACAACAAACGGAAGCGAGAACCGATATTGGATCCTTCGTAACATGGGGAGGGTTTTCTAATGGGATTTCCATCGCCAGCCACGGATTATCAGGAGCAAAGGATAACTATCGATCTGGTATGCGGGATTGATGGAAACTGCCGGGTGATAGAAACGTCATGTGGTTGGGCTGTGATTAACGTCAGTCTGAAGCCAGAAAGAGGGGATACGTTGCTGGTTAGTATGGACGGTAGAAACCAGTTTGTGAAGCTAATGGGCCAGGCGCTGATTGACCTGCTCCCCGTTGATTAG